TGGACATTCTGAACTATCAATTACACCTAACAATGGCTCTATTGCGTTGACTGTGTTTGATAGTGAGAACCCAACGTCTAATACATTCTCTGTGGATGTAGACGGACGTTACTCAACTGATAAGTTTAACTTGATTCTTAGCATTGCTAATCTTAAAGTATTGCCTGGTGATTATCAAGTGGACATTTCGTCTAAACTTATCTCACACTTTACATCAACAGAATCTGGTGTCGAATATTGGATCGCACTAGAAAAAACATCTAGCTATGGAGAATAATAAAATGTCAAAAGGCACTAAAGTAGTAGAGCAAAAAGATCACAGTCAGATATATGATCTTGGTAATCGTGTAGCTCGCAGCACAGTTGCTGTTATCGATACACTAACACAAAGAGGTGCCTTCAAAGGCGAAGAGCTCTCAACAATAGGTGGTCTACGTGACCAAGCAGCTGCAATCATTCAGCTTGCAGAAGCATACCAAGCAGAAGAGGCTGCTGGTAATTAATCATTGACTTTAGACTCTAATTGAATTACAATACACTTTTATATTATGGAGAGACTAATGTCTAATGAATTTTTATGGGTAGAGAAGTATCGGCCTCGCAAGATAGCTGATGTTGTTCTACCTAAAGCCCTCAAAGATACTTTCCAAGCTATAGTTGAATCTGGTGAGATGCAGAATATGCTTTTCACTGGAACAGCTGGCTTGGGAAAGACTACAGTAGCAAAGGCACTATGCAATGAGCTAGGATGTGACTTTATTGTAGTTAATGGATCTGAAGAGGGAAACATTGAAACACTTAGAGGTAAGATTAAGCAGTTCGCTTCTTCTGTATCTCTACAGGGTGGTTACAAAGTAGTTATCCTTGATGAGGCTGACTACTTGAATCCTCAATCTACTCAACCTGCTCTTCGTGGATTCATAGAAGAGTTTAGCAATAACTGTAGATTTATTCTTACTTGTAACTTTAAGAACCGTATAATTGAACCACTACATTCTCGATGTGGTGTATATGAGTTCAACACTAACAAGAAGTCTCTTGCTCTATTGGCACAAGACTTCATGACTAATAGACTTGAGAATATACTCAAGGCTGAGAATGTTCAGTATGAACCTAGAGTCCTTGCTGAGCTTATAATGAAACACGCACCAGATTGGCGGAGGGTTATAAATGAAATTCAAAGGCTGGCGGCATCCAACAACAATAGCATTCATCCGGGGGTTCTTGGCAGCACTGCTTCTAGTCCTGTTAATTCTCTTGTTGACTCGTTAAAGGAAAAGAACTTTAAGAAGGTTCGAGCTTGGGTTGTTAACAATCAAGACGTTGATACATCTACAGTCTTTCGTAGTCTGTATGATAGTATGTCAGAAAAGGTTAAGCCTCAATCTATTCCACAGATGATACTGATACTAGCTGACTATCAATACAAGAATGCATTTGTTGCAGATCACGAATTGAATACAGTTGCATGTATGGTAGAAGTAATGTCATCGGTTGAATTCTTATGAGCCCGTTCCAATACTTAAATAGTATTAATGATACTAAGAAAAACATTATGTTGGATGATCTTGATGAGAAAGGATATGTACCTTTTATGGTCAATCGTTCTCTATCATACTTCCCTGATACTGTACTATTTGCTAATGAGATGAATAAACTTCACAATTCACTTGATAATAAACTACAATATGACTTTCTTATAAATATCATCAGAAAGCGGAAACGTTTCTCAAAATGGATTAAACCTGACTTAGATAGTGATATTGATGTCGTGAAAGAATATTATGGTTATAGCAATGAGAAGGCTCGCCAAGTTCACCACTTACTTACTTCTGAGCAAATGAATGAATTAAGAAAAAAGGTGAATAAAGGTGGAAGAAAATAATTTAGTACAGTGGGCTCCCACAGACATGTTGGAGATTACTTTAAATGAACCTGATGATTTTTTAAAGGTTCGAGAGACACTTACTCGAATTGGTGTAGCATCTCGTAAAGAAAGCAAACTCTATCAATCTTGTCATATCTTGCATAAGCAAGGTAGATACTTTATTGTACACTTCAAAGAGTTGTTTATACTAGATGGCAAGAAAGCCAATCTTGAAGCAAATGATTTACATCGTAGAAACACTATTGCAACACTTCTAAGTGACTGGGGTCTAGTAGCCTTTACAGTACAGAACCAAGATCTAGAATGTGCTCCTCTTAGACAGATAAAGATTATTCCTTT